ATAAAATAAATATAACTTAACGATATGTTAAAAAACATTAAAAATACATATAAAATACTATTTTTTCCGTTTTTAAATAGATTTCTTATTGAACATGCCTGTAATAATAAACTTGCGGAGATTCTTTTATTCTATCAAAAGTATCAGAACAAAGATAGCCTAATCTTTCCCCTAATTTAGTATTTGTATCAACATCAGAATTATTTAATTCGTCTTTAGATATTAACATTCCTTGGTTTATTTTTAGGTGATGTAATGTAGGAAAATATTTTTTCAATAATTGCAATATAGTATTGGATTTATTATTCATTTCTGATATTTCACCATAATCAATAAATTGAATTAAACATGCAGGTCTTACCTCATTTTCAACAAGAAAACAATTGATATATTCCCTGACTATATCATTCTTTTTTAATTCATCTAATGTAATTGGTAATTCCTCCATTTAATTTATATTTATATTTATAATATTTATTATATTTATTATATTTATTTGTTTAATTATAAATTAATTATAAGATTTTTTTTACACTTTTTGCAATTTTTTTTTAATTATTTTATTTCATTTCTTTGAATATAATAGAAAATACAACCCAATGAATAATACAACAATGAATAATAAAACAATTCCTAATAAGATAATATTAGTTATATTACTGGGTATAGTTTTCTTAGTATTACTATTTAGATTAGCGAATATATCTGGCGTATCTACAAACCTAACAAACAATATTAGTATCGAGCACTTCAATAATGTAAATATAAACAATACCGAAAACAACCAAGATAAGGTTGCATTTTTGTTTTTGACTCGTAATAATTTAAAACGTTTAGATATCTGGGAAGAATTTCTAAAAGGCGATAAAACAGGTAATGAATCTAGACACAGCATTTATTGTCATGCTAAAGAACCATATGCAATCACAGATAAATTATTAAAGGAAAATATAATTCCAGAATATATGGAAACGTGTTGGGGTTGTATAAATGTAGTAGAAGCAAATATAATATTAATGAAAAATGCTTTAAAAGACCCACAAAATAAAAAATTTATGTTAGTATCAGAATCGTGTGCGCCAATAGTATCATTTAATACATTTTATAATACTATTATGAAAGATGATAAATCTAGAGTAGGAATACATAAAATAAATTCGTCTCCAGATAGATTTAACGCTATAGTAAATCCGGAATTTAAGAAAGAACAATTTATTAAACATAGTGGTCAAGGGTGTATTTTTAATAGGAAACATGCCCAAATGTTAGTAGATTCATTACCTAAATTAGAAAATTGGAAAACAATGAGTTGTGTTGATGAACATTATAATGGTAATATTTTACTCACAATGGATAAAGATTTTGATAGTAATAATAGCAATATTAAGACAACATTTGATATATGGCAAAAGGAAGATTTAAATTTATCTACTATAAATGATGATGATTTACAAACAGATTCATATATATTATTAAAAAAAGTTTCTAATAAAGCCATAGATAATATGCGTTCGAATGGTTTTTTATTTATACGTAAAATTGATGAACATACAATATTTGATAAAAACTATATTATGAATTAAATACTACAATATAAAACCTATTAGGTGTGTGATTCTGTTAAAATAGTTGACCATATTGCACGTTGTTTTATTGGGTCAGGTGATATTGCATACCAGTTATCTTTTTCTTGTAAAGTAGCCCATTTTTGGTCTAATGCCCAGAATTCATGTTTGTCGCCAGAAAGTTTATCTTGTTGCATATTATCATTGCACGTTTTAAATAAATCTAATATACTATCAACATAAGAATCTTTAATTATATAGGCAGATGATGTTGTCGCTTGCTTTATTTTTTCGATTTTAATAGGTTTTAGTGAACCATCAGGAGAATATATTTCCAATGATTGCATTATTGTTGAATTATTGTTGTCAGTGTTATCAGTGTTGTCTAAAATTTTATTTGCTGTAGCTAACATTATTACATTCCAATTTGGATTTTTACTATCCAATGTATCAAGAGTTTGATTTATAATATTATTCATAACTTCCGGTTCAGTATCTAATTGTGCATCATCTTCTAGAATAAGAACACGCTTCCATTTATTCAATTTAATCATATTTAATGCTAAAATATGGGATTGAATGCAACCTTTATGACCGTTTTTTGGCATATATACACCGCTTACTTTATGGACTTTTGACATATTAGTATTTAAAGATTCTAATTCTTTTATGAGTAATTCTTTGCGGTCTTGACGATTTTCTAAGTTAATATAAATAATTGCATCTAGACGATTAATACCATTTTGTTCTGTAAAAAAACCTTCCCAATTACGTTTAGTTATTAATATTGCCAACAAAATGAGTAATACAAAGAATACTATATATTCAATATTATTTTTAATATATGTTTGGATATAAAATATATTTAATTTCATTTATTTCATTAGTTTTATTTAGTATTTATTTAGAAAATATTTAGAAAATATTTGGAACAATGCTATTGAATTATTTGCATTGCATATATTATGTGTATTGTATCTACTATTTGCAAAAATATATATATTGTATTTATATAATAGTATTATAGGTATTTTAACAAAATTATTAAAAAAAAAATACAATAACACAAAATATAATAAAAATGCAAAAACCAATGAAAAAATATTCTAGGAAACAAAAAAAAATATATATTTCCAAATCCAAATCCGAATCCCAGTCTACCCCCCATCCATATACAATAAGTCGGGAAAATGGTATTTATGACCCACAAGGAATTCATAATAATCCTCTTACCAATCAACCATATAAGAATATTAATGAAAATAGAACAATTTCTATAGGTAATGAAATATTGCCCCGAACGTATGTAAATTTGGGTAAAAGTTGGTCAACCAAAATAGTTTATAATAATAAAGATTTAATAATAGATACTATTGCACGGAATCAAATAATTTTACTTACTGCTGGAACTGGTGTTGGAAAGACAATATTAGTTCCTAGAATTGCATTACATACTTTCGATTACAAAGAAAAAGTTATTTGCACTATTCCAAAGCGACTACCTGCATTTAATACTGCATCATTTGTTGCAGAATGTATGGATGTTGTTTTAGGTGAGGAAGTAGGTTATTATTATCAAGGTACAAATCAAACTAATAAAAATAATGTTGAAAGTAGACTCATTTTTACTACAACAGGTTCATTACTTTCTAGAATGACTGGTAATGACCCACTTCTTAGTGATTATAAATGTGTTATTGTAGATGAAGCACACGAGCGTAGTGTTCAAACCGACCAATTACTTTTATTACTTAAACGGGCTTGTTTAAAACGCAGGGATTTAAAAGTAATTATTATGAGTGCAACTATAGATTTACAACGTTTTAGGGAATATTATCCTAAAAATCAATATAGATTTGGGGAGGTAGATGCAGGTTCTGAATTATCATATCCAATTAAAGAAGCGTGGTTAGATAGAATGCCAACTGACTGGAAAAAAATTGCAATTGATATTACAATAAATATATTGAAAAAAACTGCGGTGGGTGATATTATGATATTTGTAAAATCGGGCGGGGATGCTAATCAAGTTTGTACTCTTCTTACAAAAGCAATTGCTGATTTAAGAAAGAAAATTATTTTAGAACACGCCAATGCCAAATCCCGCACTACCAAACACTCTGCAAAACACTCTACCAAATCACAAACTAAATCACAAATAAAAAATAAAACGAAAAAATCATCTGTTCTTGTTAAATCTGTTCCGCCAGAATATTTAATTAATCCGCTTTGTTTAAAATTGGAGGGGGCTAGCAATCGTGATGAACAAGAACTAGCAACAGATGCTAATCGATATAAATCCATCAAGGATGAAAAAGGTTATCCTTATACCCGCAAAGTTGTTGTAACAACAAATGTTGCGGAATCTTCGATAACAGTTGATGGTATAGTATATATAATAGACCCTGGATATGAATATACAGAGGCTTATGAACCTAATGCACGTGTTCGTTCTCTTCTTGAAAGCACTATTGCCCAAAGTGCGGTGAAACAGCGAAAAGGGCGAGCAGGTCGCACTCAAGCCGGATATTGTTTTCATCTTTATTCTCAATCGGAAATGAAGTCATTTGATGAATATCCAATACCTAGCATTGAAAAAAGTGATATTACTAACGATATATTAGATTTAATGAGATTGCCAGAAGCATCAACCATCAAAACAGTACGTATTCTTTTAGATGAATTTATTTCCCCTCCTCACGAAAAATTTATTTTAAATTCTATAAGAACATTACAGGCTTTGGGTGCAATTACCAATATCACTCCCGAAGGTGCCATTACACCAATGGGATTTGCGATTGCAAAGTTTAGGGCAATTAAAGCTACTTATGCTCGTGCGTTGATTGCTTCTTATTTCTATGGATGTTCCCGTGCCATATGTGATATTATTGCATTGGTAACAGTTGCTGATGGCAGGATAAGTTCTATTTTTTTGGAATATTATGCTGATAAAAAGAAATCACCTGAATGGAATAAAAAAGAATCATATCGGTATATGCAGGTTATGAAATCATTTGGGCATCCATTAGGTGATTATATGACATTATTAAAAGTGTATAGAATGTATATGAAACAAGTAGAGAAATTAGCTGAGAAATTACCACATCCTGTAAATCCGCAACTAACACAATCAATTAAACCTGATAATCCGGTAGATATGATTGCTGATAGTGAAAATAATGTATTGTTAGAGTTAGAAGAAGCAGAAGCTATTACACCAGATAAACTAAATCCACAAACACAATCAGTACGAAAATGGTGTAAGGAAAATTATATACATTTTAATCGATTGGCAAAAGTCCGACAAACTAGCAGACAATTAAATGAAACATTAATGAAAGTTGTTAGACCGATGGAACACAATAAAAAACAACCTATGCCAATTCCTAAACCAACAAATCCAGAAAAAATTAAAAAACAAAATGTAAATAATGAATTGGCAAAGTTTAGTAGTGTGGATGAAGTAATGGATGATATTGAGCCTGATATGCCAGAGATGGCAAATATGCATTCAAGGGAAACTAAAAAAGAAATGGCAGAATATTATTCGAATCATCAATCTCAAATCCATAGCCAGCATAGCCAACATAGCCAAAATAGCCAGGAAGGTGGTTATTTAAAAATGATAGAAAAGCAAGAGGCAATTGATAAATTAGAGCCAAATGTAAAACGGTTTCCTACGGAGGAAGAGAATATAATGATGTCATTAGCAATTGGTAATTTTGTTAATTTTGCAGTTAAAACTAAGCAAGGTGATAATATTTATACATCTTGTTTTGCACAGACAAAGAAATTTGCAAAGATTGATAAAGATAGTTTTTTAAATACATATCCAAAAGTTATTATGTATGATGAGATGTTTATGATGTCTAGAGATGCTAAATTCCTAAAGTTAAATATTGTTAGCAAGATTCCAGATAATGTTTTTGAAAGAATAAAGGAAAATTACGGTCAGTATATCAAATTGGGGGTCTAAGCAGGGGGTCTAAGCAGGGGGTCTAAGCAGGGGGTCTAAGCAGGGGGTCTAAGCCCCCAATACCCCCTTATTGGCTTGCAGCCAAACCGCTTAACTGGCTAAAGCCAGTATTATATGTAAAATTAATCAATATTTTAATCTATTTTAATCTATTTTAATTAGTGTAGATGTGGAAATTGATAAATTATATGCTATTAGAATTTATATAGCACTTACATTAAACATCATTGGGTTATGTTCTATTTTAGGTATTTTTTTCATTATTTCATCATTATATGTATTTCTTCCACTATTAATTAAACTTTTTATATCACTATCAACAATTCCATTAGCGTTATAAATATTGAATATATAGCGATGTGTTCCTCTAGGTGGATTAGGTTGTTGATATTCTAAAATAGTTTTTCTTCCTGAAATTCCAGTATTGTTACCATTGCTACCATTTTGTATGAAAATCCAATGAACATAGTTATGATTGTCTAGATGCCCTTCCCCATTAGGTGCATCTGGGTCATACATTATTACTAAGTATTTTTGATTATCTATTGTTCTACCCAAATTTACTAAAGGTGCATTAATTAATTCTCCGGCTTTATAAAATGCAGTTAAATCACTTCCATTTTCAATATTTCCTTTCAATCCAATATTAGGATAATTTATAGAAATAACAATACCGCCATTACTACTAGTAGCACCTCCAGATAAATTTTTTTTATTTTTACATTTATTGATTGTTTTTTGTGGTATTGTTTTTTGTGGTATTGATTTTCTTGTGCGTTTGTAATTATTTTTTCTAGATTGTCTAGAATGTTTCTTTCTAGCAATAATCATTTTTTTTCTTTTTAGTACAATTACGTAATGTATTCTATTAAGATATATACAGAAAATTGAAAGACAAAAGATAAAAGATAAAAATATTATTTCATAAAGATACAAAGATACATACAAAGATACATACAAAGATACATACAAAGATACATATAATATTTACCAATGAATTTTACTTATTTGCATATATATTATATATTTATTGTATTATCAATACTATTTATATGTATAACATCATTAATTATTTCTGAAGTTATTATATATTTTCTAGATATGGTGATATTAGAGAATTACAACAATACTTACAAAAATACTTATAATAATTATTATTACAAAAACTATTTAAATAATGATACTTTTACGTTGTTGAATAATTATTCTAGAATATATTAATAATTCTTTTTTTCTATTTTTTTCTATTTTGTTCTATGCCTGGTTTATTTATATTTTCTAGTTTTTTTAATATTGTATCGGTATTTTTAATTATATTCCTGTCGTCTGGTGAGCAAGCCCACATTAACATATTAGTATGCATTTCTGTAGGTAATCCATTTGCATCATATAGTCCATAATCTTTTTTGCCTTTTATCATAGAATATCGTCTGTTGCAAAAATCTTCCCGATGATGAGCCCATTTTTCCCCATCAGGTTTATTTGCACGCACGGGTAAATTTTCAAATAATTTAGGATTACCTTTATATAAACTATATACTTCTAGAAAGCCTTTATCGCTTTTAGTGGGTTTCTGTAATCCTCTTGCTTTATGTGAAATATTATAGTATTCAGCTAATTTTTCTAATCTATCTACAATATTTAATGGTATGTAAGACCATTTATTTCCACCTTGTAAAGTAGATACTTTGTTTATTTTTTTCTGAGTTTGTTTTCTGGTATGTCTTCTAGAATGTTTTTTCAATCTAGTAGACATTCTATATGGCAATTATTGTTTGTATTGTATGTTGCCTGTTTTTTCTATGTTTGTCTATGTTTTCTTCTTTCTTCTTTCTTCCTATTCTTTGCAAATAATTTAATCTAGACACCAAATAATTTTATTATCTACAAAATAATTTTATTATCTACAATAATATTAATAGTAATAGTAATATAGCACAGGTAAAAATATCTATAATGGCAGTATCAAAAAAGCCTTCTTGTCCAAGCGGTTATATTCTTCGTGAATCATATAAAACAAAATCGGGTAAACATGTTTCCGCTAGGTGTATTCGCAAAACCGGGCTAATGCGTGGTAAGTCATCTGAAAAAACTGCCCGTCTTTTAAAAAAGGCTTCTCAACGTGCATCACACGCCCTTCGTTTAAGTAGGAAATTTGGGCTACCAATACCATATCATTGTCCTAAGGGAACTACTCTTCGTCGGGGTTATACTCGTCGTTCCTATAATCGCAAATTAGGGACACACGTAAAACATGCATTAATGCATCCTGCTTGTATTAAGACTCGGGGTAAATCAGGTTCCAAAGAAAGGGTTATTGTTTTAGACCCCGATGACCATTATCTTAGTGAATTTGGATATTATGATGTGGAAAATAAAACCAAGGAACAAAGACATGAAGCACTTCATAAATTAATTAATCATTTTATTCCTATTAAGGGTGAAATGGCTGCTTATAATTATGTAATCCGTGCACTTAATGCCCGGTATATTCTAAATCGTAATACTAATCGTAAAACTGCAAAAATATTTAAACAAGACCAACGTGAATTTTCCAAAGAATATGCTAATTTAAAAAAACAATCAACGAAAATGATGTAATACACAATACACAATACAATAAAAATATCTATTAAGATTCATAGATGTTGAATAATTATTTATCTATTACGCATTCATTTTTTCGTTATATCTAGTAATTCGTTATATTTATCAATATATATATTTTCGCTATTTTCGTGTTTTTTGCATATATCAGAATCATCATTAATAATCTTGTTCTTACATCTATAATATCGGTGTTTATATTTTCTGATGAAAGAACATCTTAATACATCTGGTAAACTATCATATTCCATTGGATTAAAATTTTTAGGATTTAGTTCATATGCTTTGTCTGCAATAGCCATATTTTTTAAATCTTCCCTAAGAACATCTTCTTGTAAAATTCTAAATGAATGTCTTTCTAAATCAAATATTCTTTGCAAATATAGTTTGTATAGTTTATTATCAAATTTTTTATCTATTTGTTCTTGATTAACTTCTGCAACACTATCTGCATTTATAACATCTATGACATCTATGACATCTATGACATCTATGACATCTATGACATCTATGACATCTATGACATCTATGACATCTTTTTTAGCATCTTCAAATTCTTTAGAATCTTCAATTATACTATCCCCATCCCTATCCATATCCTCTTTAGAATTTGCCTTTTCTTCTATAATATTCTTTGGCATAATATATTTTTTATAAATGTATCTAGCAATACCGTTTTCAATACTTTTAAAATTTTTACTCATGTCTTCCATTGTTTATTATACAATTATACAATTATACAATAATATAAATATGTTTTATTTTCAATTTTATCTAGCAAACACTACAAACCCAACAAACACTGCAAATTATAAACAATAAAAAATTGATTAATTTAAAGCATTATTAACTCTTTTAAATACAATAAACTAAAGGATAATAAATGTCAAATAAAGATTCAAAAATAAGTTCTGAAGTGTTGCAAAATATAATACCTAATAAGAAAAAAGAAAAGAGTGGTAATAAGTTTGAAGTATCGAATTTAACAGTTTCTACGTGTACTGTTATAACTAATTTAAATTCTAAGGTGAATTTGGGATATCTATCACGTTTTGTTAATATATATGACCAAAATGCAGATGAATTAAATTTGAAATCAGGGGGTATATATAATTTAGAGTTTTATGGAAATTGTGCTCGTGGCGAGACATTAGTTGATAGAATAAAAGATGAATTTAATAATCAGACTACAGTTAAGTTTAAATATTGGGGTTTTCGTAATGTAAATGTAAAAATATTTGCAAATGGAAAATTGCAGATGACTGGTTTAAAATATGAAAATGAAGCAAAGGAAGTAGGTAATCTTTTAATTGATATTATTAAGAATACTAACATTAATGTTTTGGCTGATATTAAATTGTTAGTTTCAGTGCCAAAAACATTTGACCTACAAGTTGTATATAACCCACAAACAAAAAAAGTATTTTATTATCGTAAATATTATGATAGATTTTTAAAAAATTATAATTTTGATATAAATTCTATTTATAATGAAATACAAATTAATAAGAATACGAATACGAATACGATTACGAATACTAATACAAATACCAATAATACAATACATAATGAATCAGACATAGATATATTATCTGGTAAGCAAATAAAAGTAGAGAAGGAGAATAAAAAAAAACAAAAAAAGCAAAATATAATCCAGATTAAAGAATATGGTTTTAATATAAAGCGTAAAAATTTTAAGAAGGGTATACATGATGTATATTCCGATACTATTGAAGAAGATAATAAAGTTTTCTTAAAAGAAAATGAATGGTATGGTGATAATCAGATTATGACTACTATTGATAAAATAGAGTTAATTAAAATTTTATTTGAAAAAGATATGGGAGATGTTTTAACTACTAGTACAAATTTATCTAATCTAAGAGAAAATGTAGAGAAATTAAGTAATAAATATCAAGATTTTAAATTTGATAATTTAGATGAGATTTTAAATAATATTAATAAAAATATTTATTCTACAGATGAACATACATTAGTAGATATTAAATCAGAAATATATAAATTTATTAAAGAATATCGTAATTTATTAGAAAAAAAAGTTAATCGTATGGTTATAATTAGAAATACTGACGTGAGTATTTGTAATGATTTAGAGAAGTATTTAGAATCACAACCCAATATATTACCTAACAATACATTACCTAACAATACATTACCTAACAATACATTTGCAAATGATAATGCAAGTCTGCCTTTTCTTAAAAATATATCTCTAGAAAAATTAGATTTACTGACAGAACAAATTACAGAGTCTAATAATTATTATGTAAATAATACTACAACAGTATTAATTAATAGTGATTTTTCAGTAAATTTTAATATTAATCTAAAAAAATTTTCAAAAATATTAAAAAGAAAAGGATTATTTAATACATATGAACCAGATGATCATTCTGGTATAAATCTAAAATATTATTATAATACTGATAATATGATACAGGGTTTTTGTAATTGTAAACCACATTGTGCTACTAAGGAAAAACATAGTATATGTACTAAAATAACTATATTAATATTTCGTCCGGGCTCAATTATTATTACAGGTTCCCGTAATCTAGAGCAATTACGGTCAGCACATCAATTAATATTAAAAATTATGGAAGAAAATATGAATTTAATAAAAATGGATGAACAACTAGATGATGGTAAAAATATATCCCTACTTAATAATGAATTTCGAAAAATATCAAAAAAACCCAGATTATTTTATATAAAAAAAACAAATCTAATTACTAATACACCATCAATATAACTATGCATATATCTAACTATGCATATAACTATGCATATAACTATGCATATAACTATTCTAGATATGGTTTTATTCATTCATAAGGTATTTTATATCTTTTGCACCATTCTTTGGCAAAGATAATATTTTTTTGTAAGTTTTGTTTTTTCCAATCTTTATTTAAATTAGTTTTATTTTTAATTATATTTGTAATATTATTTATGGATTGTATTTGATTATTTATAATAATTTTATTTATGTCTTTAATTTTTTGAATAAATGGTATTGGTATTTCAATAAATAATTGATTTATAGTTTGATTATGATTATTATTTTTATTATTCCAGTCTTTCAAAACATTAAATAATTCATCTAAGAATTTAACATCAATACCAATATATCCATTACATATAATATATTTTTCACTATTAGCAATTCTGCTTGTAAATGGTTTATAAATAGTTATTTTTTCATAAGATAAATATAAAATATATAACATTTCAACAGTTAGATAAGAATTTAATTCAAAAAATTTACATACAAAATCACCACCTATTTTTTGACATTTTAATGCAGTAATAATTTGACTAAATATTAATTTTGAACTAGCCTGCTCTTGATTATTATATTCTATACTATAATCAAATCCACCATCAGCAGTAATAAAATCAATCAATCCTGTATCCTGCATTGTATTACAACTTGCATTACTTACATTACAATATTCTTTAATTTGTTTGTCTAGAAATAAAATATTTTCAACATTATAAATATTTCCGGTTCCATCTATTCCAGTAGATATAATAACTTCTGGATGTTTTTTTAAAAATATATTACTTTGTTTCCATGCAGGTACATTTTTATGAAAATTATCTATTAATGTAATTCCAAATGCCTTATCAGTAGTAGCAGTATTATTTAAATTATTTCTAATAAATCTAGTTGCTTCAATAAATCCGCCTGGACCCTCTGCAATATGTAGGCTATTAATAACATTTTTTTTATTAAATATATTAGGTATAAATTCATATATAATTTCTATCATTTTAAAAAAACTTCTACTTAATGGTCTAATATTAGCAACACTTTTGATTTCACAATGAGTATTATCTATATTATATTGATTTGTATTATTATATTGATTTGTATTATTATATTGATTTGTATTATTAAATACATTTGTATTATTAAATACATATATTAGTTCATAAGGATTAGTATATTTTTTTATATCTTCCCATAAATTGGTATTTATTTCATTTATTCTATTTTTTGCTTTCTTTAATTTTAATGTATATTCTAGGTCAATACTTAATATATCTACAAAACCATTTTTATTTAATGGTAAATATATTATTGAAATATTAGGTAATGTCTTTTCATAATAATTTTCAATTAGATATCTATACATTTTTAATTAAAATACATATATATACAAGTTTTATATACAAGTTTTATATACAAGTTTTATATACAAGTTTTATATTATTTTATTATTTATTTACATATAAATATATATATATTCTAGAATACACTCTACAATACACTCTACAATACATATAAATGGAAAATATTAATATTGAATTAGGCAACTCTATAAATAAAATGGATAATCTAATATATCAATTAAAAAATTATAAAAAAGAACCCACTATAAACACCGATATATACACTGATATATACACTGATATAGACTATAAACTAGAAACAATAGAAACAAGTATAATAAAAAACAACAATCAATTGGATGATGACTTAGTGGTTAAGAGTAAAATTCTAGATGAAAGCCCTGAGTATTATCAAAATGAAATAAATAAATTTTTAAATGATATATGTCAGGAAAAAGAAAAAAGAATACAATTATTTAACAAAATATTAAATGTATCTATGTCAGTTAATATTATTTTATTAGCATATATTCTAGGAATGCAATATTAGTAAGAATAACCAATGCAATACCTATTCAGCCTTGGATAAACAATTTGCCTACCAATGTTCGCCGTAGTTCATCTTCAGTCAGTTTACAATCCTTAATAAATTTTTTAACTTTTCCAATTTCCATTTTATATATAATTGGTGTGCATTCGTGATAATATCTATGAAATGCTACGTTCAAAGAATATTTTTTTGGAAAATATATTCGCATTGGGCATTGGTCATTTCCTAATTTCCGTGCGATGTCTTGTGCCATAAATTGTCGACTTTGCCAGGGTAAAACCATAAACAATAATGTTTGGGAATCTATTGGCGCGCTTTTTGAAAAATAGAATAATTTATCATTTCCAGATACATTTATATTCTTATGTAATAATAATTCATCATAAATATCTTGCCAAGTTGGGCTATAATCAAAATTATATACCCAATCCCAAGAAATACATTCATCAAAATAGTAATGAAAATTCCATACTAAAGTTTTCAAATAGCTTTGGCAAATCATCCTGCGATTTTCAGCCCGGTTTTCCATATGTAGGCAAATTTTATAATATCTGTCGCGCCATCCATTTCGATGGGGTTCAATTGCTTGTTCTACATAAAGATGTTGTAATGGGTAAAAATCTATTAACATTTGTTGTCTTTCTTTTTCATTCATATCATCTTTGACCCAAATTTTCGCTTTACGGCGTTTAGCAAATAAACTCAACACCGCTTCTTGTTCCTGTTCCTTAACAATATACATTAAATCACATAGCATTTCAGTATTAATTAACATTCCAAATTTAACGTCTACTAGAAATTTTTCAGTGTGATTATGAATTTGCCAATAGGCACTTAATAATCGTTCATATCCACCTTCGCCAATACTAAACCAATGTGTTTTAGGCATAAAATCATTTCCTAGCAACATTCCTAAGAATATATAATCGTCAATATATCTATTTCGCATTTCATTACCTTCAATTTTACTACATCCATATGTATCTTTAAAATTAGTTATTATTGCCTTTGCTAATTCTGACACATCCATAAATAAATATTTTTTACCACCCGTAGCAGACATACAAATGCTAGAAAATTTACCATATTCATTAGCCTCACGGAATAGATACATATTATCTAAATGCAAACTCAAACCCAAATATATTAAATCTCCATCCATACCATATATAACCGTATTATGTTCCCGACCATATAACGCCCGTTTTTCATCTGTGCCATCCACCGCCCAATGTTCTGCATTGCGGATATGATGTATTAATTTATGTTCTCCTTCACCAGGAATACTAGAGTCACTGAAAAATACTTTCTTACCCGCAAATACACTATTACCGCAATTACCAACATTACCACTATTACCACTATTACCACCTTCAAGAATTTTCCTTTTAATTGCTAAGCTTAAATTATACATAAAATTAGTTCCTGGTGTTATCATATTAGTATCAATATTATTACCATTAACACTACCACTCCCTGTTATATTTGCCCGTTCGGCATCTGTTCCAAAAGCTTCAATTATTTTTCGGCTTCGATTTGAACGGCAAATACTGTGGTGTCTGCGAATTCGCTGTTGATTTGATTTAAAATTTGGTGCAACACCATCTAGTGTAATGTAAATAAGTTCCAAATTAGGTATACAATTACAAACTAATTCGAGATATTCTACTACGTGCAAAATAAGGGTTTCTTCAGTCTTAATTTCAGGTTTAATACATTGGTAAATACCGCCGTTAAAATCTAGGTAAAAATGGGTTGGTAAATCATTATCAATTTCTTTTTTAATTATATTATATCCGGTAGGGTTAGTGGTTGGGTTGTGGTGATATTGTTCTATCAGACTGTGAAATAATTTAGGGACACCCATATTATACTTCTTAATTAATCTTTATTTATCTTTATTTAACTTTATTTATCTTTTTATAAATGTTTTATTCTAGCAGTATATTTATTTTATCCACAAAGCTTTATATAATTCAATTTTTAGAAAAAAATTGCTTTTTAGGAAAAAGCAAAACAAAAAATTAAAAACAAAAATTAAAATAGAAATTTAATATTTTTATCCTTATTCAAATAATTATAAATGCAACTTAAATTATTACAGCCAAATAGATTATTGCATCCACAATTAAATATTTCATTAAATCCTTTAACCATAGGTCGTTCATAGTAATATTTACCTAATTTAGTAGTATGTTTACTAGTTGATATAATGTTTTTCAGTTTTCCAAGTAATTTTACTGGAAACACATATTTTTTATTATTTTTGCTATAATAATCTTTGCAATAATTTTCATAATCTTTCTTCTGGTCATCAATAGTTAAAGTATTTGGTAAATTATCTTTTACCCACGAACCACAAATTATATTGAAACCTATATTTCTTTCTTCTTCTAATGTGGTAAGTTTAATAGGTGAATCTATAATTTCAAAAGCATATGTAAATGCTTGTAATCCATCATGCTTTTCTTCTTTACAACTTATACAATAACCATCATATTGTTTTTTGTTTTTCTTATGCACTTTAGGTTCATATGCTAGAATCAAATCATTTTTCATAACCTTATTAAATAGTTTATCTTTTATAGTAATATTTATACAAACTAAATAACCATTTTCAATAGCCCATTCAATCCTTTTATGGGTATGGTCTCTATTATCTGCACAATTCCAATAGAATACTTTCCTTCTATCCATTCTATTCTCTATTCTCTATTCTCTATTCTCCACTCTATCATCCACACTATAATTCAATTTTTTGTTTTAATATTTGTTTTTAAGATTTGTTTTAAGATTTGTTTTAATTTTTTGTTTTGCTTTTTCCTAAAAAGCAACTTTTTCCTAAAAAGCAACTTTTTCTTAAAAAGCAATTTTATTGTGTTGCTAGAAAGAAAAAAGAATAATAATTAAAAAATTAAAAAAAAAAGTATTAATAAATCTTTCAGAAAATGTAATGCCTTTTTCTATTATTAATTTGTAAATTAATAAAATTATTTGATATATCTAATATCTAATTTGTTCATAATAGATAATTATTTTTAAAAATATAATATAGTATAATATAATCTAGTATAGTATAATCTAGTATAGTATAGTATAATATAATCTAGCCTAATATAGTATAAGAAAAAAATAAAAAAATGACTACATATTCACAATTAAAGCAAGACGTGGATGTTATACAATTTTATAAACAAAAGAAAAATGGATATTTTATAGAAATTGGTGCAAATGATGGAATTAATTTATCAAATACATATTTATTAGAAAAGAATTATAATTGGAAGGGTATTTGCGTAGAACCTATTCCAGATATATTTAATAAATTAAAAAATAATAGACCTAATTCAATATGTGTTAATAAGGCAATATATAGTTATTCTGATATGATATTAAAATTTAATATTGCATCGTGCGACTTGTTATCAGGTATTGTAGAACATATTAATTGTCATAAAAGCAGTTTAAATAATGGTAAAATTATAGATGTGCAAACAATTTCAATGAATGATTTATTAGATAATAATAATGCACCTAATTTTATAGATTATTTATCAATTGATACTGAAGGTTCAGAGTTTGAAATATTGAAAACAATAGATTATGATAAATATACATTTGGTATAATTCACGTAGAACATAATTATGTTGAACCACAACGTACTAATATGAAAGAATTTTTATTATCTAAGAATTATGTTTATAAAAGGGAAAATAAATGGGATGATGAATATATACATAAATCATTACTTATACAAACATAAACCAATATAAACCAAAATAAACCAATATAAACCAACATAAACCAACATAAACCAATATAAACTACTAAAAATTCCAAAAAAAAATTACAACCATATTAAATATGCTCTCAAATAAAAAAATTGAAATTTGATTACCTATGCACATAATATTAATAATACAAGTAATAAAACAGTATAAAGACTACTTACTCAAGTAATACATACCCACAATCAAACATTATATTATAAAATGGCATCTGACAATGAACAAGATCAACATAGCATTTGGAATGGGCGTTTTAAGGCTAATCCTAAAGAAGGAAAGTTTTTCCTAGAAATGATTGACAAGTTAGGAGCCCAGTTTGATGGTATGCCAATTGAAGAAATAATGCAGACATTTTGGGGTGAAGACCGTGATGTATTAGAGAAGTTAATTAAGAAGGCTAATAAGCGTGAAAAGAAGGAGGAAGCTAAGTTTGCCGTAAAAGGAATGAAGCGTGCCCCTACAGCAAATGTATTATTTAATAAGGATTATATTGAACTTTGCAAAAAGAATGGAGTTAAATTTGAATTAAAGGCAAGCACTCTTGAATATAAGAAGTTATCTGATAAGGAAAAGGCTAAATATCAAAAAGAAGCTGAAAGACTTAAGGTAGAATATCAAGTTGAATTTGAGCGACTTCGTGCAAATGCAATTAAGAATGGTGATTTTCCAGAGGATAAGCCAAAGCGACCACTATCTGGATTTATGCGATATCTTGCGGATGTTCGGGAGGAAATTACTGAAAAATATAAGGATGTAGTAGACCGTAAGAGCGTTAATGCTCAAATTAGTAAGGATGCGGGTGAAATGTGGAATGCGCTGACTGATAAGGAAAAAGCCCCATATGATATTGCTTATAAGAAGGAGAAGGAAGTTTTTGATGAAAAACTAAAGCAATGGGAATCCAAGGAGACCGAACGTCGGAAGAAGCAAACTAATTCGGTTAAAGCAAATTCCAAGAATCAAGCAGAATCTGCAGACGTAGAAATTGAAACTGCCGGTACAAAAGCAACTACGAAAGAAGCTACGAAAGAAGCTACGAAAGAAGCTACGAAAGAAGCTACGAAAGAAGCTACGAAAGAAGCTAAAAAGGAAATTGTTTTACAAACAGCCGACGTTGATTCTGATGTGGAACAACCAGTTCAAAAGGCTAAGCCAACTACAAAGCCAACTACAAAGACAACCGCAAAAACAACTACTAAGGCTATTACAAAAGATACTACTTCTGATACAGAAATTGATACAGATGCAGACAAGAAGCAATCTGATTCAGAGAATGAACAAGTTGTTGTTGCAGTTGCAAAGCCAAAGAAGACTGTTTCTAAACCGAAGACAGTTATTGAATCAGATGCTGAAAATGATGCACCTCCAACCACACAAGCTACAGTCAAAGAAGATAGTAAGCCTGCAGCCAAGGCTAAGGCTACCGCAAAGCCAAAGGCTAAGTAGAAAATACAATATCTAAGAATAATCAATAATAATCCAAGAATAAAGTTAAATTTATCAAATACAAATTATATATTATTTTTTTTTGTTATATATTATTTTTTTGTATATTTTTTTAATTATTATTATATTTACATAAAACATAACTATACTAATTATTGTAAAATGAATAATTGCATAAATAACACAATAGTAATTTGTAATAATTTATATAATTACTGCAAAAAATATTGTGTGAATAATAATGTATGTAATTGTAGTTGTCTAGATGATAAAATAAATTATGATAAATTATGTGTTAATAATGATGTTAGTAAAAGTCAATTTAATTTTTTAAATTTATTAATATTTATAATATTAGGTGGTTGTTGTGTTTTTATTACCTGTTGGGTTAGAGTATGGTTGGCAAATAGAGAAATTAGAAATGAAAGGATAAATAATGAACCTTATGTTCCTGTTTTTGCTACACATAATGGACAAGTAAATAGTGATTCTATAAGTGTATTAAATAATTCTACTGGAATAGATGATAGTGATGATTTGCCACAATATGACCAATTAGAACATAATGAGCTATTACCAGAGTATTCTGTAATTTCAAATGTAAACACATCTTCCGCATAATCATAATATTAATAATAATAATTATAAATTAAATATGTATTTACGATAAAATATAAAATTTAGTTTCTAATTAATAACTTAATAACTTAATAACTTAATAACTTAATAACTTAATAACTTAATAACTTAATAACTTAATAACTTAATAACTTAATAACTTAATAACTTAATAATTAAATAATTAAATGTCTAATAATGTTTTAGAAAGTTTAAATAATTCATTAAATGAAATATTGCAAAACTATTTATCTATTTGTAGTAAATTTGCAATGAAAAAAAAATATATAGATAATGATGAAATATTAAATAATGAAATAACATATTTACAAATATCAATGAATGATTTAGTAATTCAATTACAGAATATTAATTTTAAAATAGATAATTTTAAAATAGATTGTCTAGATGATGAAACATTGCAAAATGATGTAAATAGCAAAAATATTCTATTATCAAATACATCAAATTCCACTTCTAATTCTAATTCCAATTCCAATATAGACTTAAAAACTAATAGGTTATTAGATAAAACTATAAATGATTTGCTACCCTTATTTATGTTAGGTCTAATGAATAATGATAAAGATTCTATATTAAATAATAATACATTTATGAATAATATCAAAGAAACAATATATTATATGTCTAATCAGATATCTACTACAACACCCGTGCAAAACACGCAAAACATTAATAATTATACATCTTGTATAGATGATTTAGATTAATTCAATATTTATGTAAAATATGTTTTATTAAGTCATAAAAGGTAAGAAAGTTATTAAATGTTTTATAATAAATTGCGCAATTATTATTACATTCTTTTAATAATTTTAGTCTGAAAAAATATTGATATTGTGCATAATGTAGTGGGAATATTATTTTAATTATTGTTTTTGGAAATTGAATATTTTTTAATATATTTAGATTATTTTTACTAAATTCACAATCATTAAAAATGAATGTTTCTAGATTATTTGGTAAATTAAATGATTCTGGTAATTTATTAAATTGACCATTAATATATAAAGTTTTTAAGCCATCTGGAAAATTATTATATAATGAATTCACATATGAATTAATGTATAATTCTTTTAATTCTATTGGATAATTATTAATGCTAATATTATTGGTTGCTAAAATTAAGTATTCTAAACTAGATGGTAAATAATCTAGACTGTAATTATATAGCATAGTTTTAATGTATAAATATTTTAAAGTATTTGGTAAATTATTTAGTGATTGATTAAAAGTATCACGTAATTCTAAATATTCAATACCATTAGGTAAATAATCTATTGGTTGATTGAATTTATAATCATCATTATCATTATCATTATCATTTTGTGTTGTATTTTTATTTTTATATAATGTTTTATAACCCCATTTATAATAATATATTTCTTCGTCGTCAATATCTTCAAAATAAATTGCTTTAATATTGCTAGGTATATTGCCCAAATCTTGATTAAAAGTTCTGTCGAAATGAATAATATTATAGTTTTCTAATAATTTTTTTACATCATTTGTAATAGGTTTATTTCCTTTTAGATATAATTTTTTTTTAATATACCCGTTTCTAAATTATAACTCATTTATATTATATATATCTGGATATCCAGATATCTGTTAGGAAATATAAAATAATTCAATTTTATTAAATAATTTTGCGTAAGACACAATAAGACACAATAAACAATATATATATATACAAAACAATATAAACAAAACAACAGTATAAGTATAAATATCGACAATAAAAGATAAAAAACAAAAAACAAAAAACAATGGAATTAGGACAGTCATTTTGTTTTGATGATGTATTAATGGAGCCCTTATATAGTAATATTAAATCCCGTAGTAATATATCGCTAGAAACTAATATAGGTACTAATAGTCGTTCCTTAATCCTTAAAACGCCATTAATATCTAGTCCTATGGATACTGTGACAGAAACTGAAATGGCTATTAAAATGGCACTTGCTGGTGGATTAGGTATAATTCATCGTTTTATGAGTATTGAAGAACAGGTAACCCAGATAACAAAGGTTAAAAGATTTTTGCAATATATTATTCAAGAGCCATATTGTGTGACGCCAGATACATCTTATAATGATATAACTAATTTATCTGAAAAGTGTAATGTATCTTCATTTTGTATAGTTTCTAATCTTCAATCTAAGGAATTTTTAGGAATTATTACTAGACGTGATATAGAATATATGAAACATCACACTGAACAAGCTACAAATGCTCACCCCCTAACTCACACCCTAACTCACCCCCTAACTATATCAGATATTATAGCCCAGCAAACATCAAAAAAATATATAACACTAGAAACATCTAATTTAACAAAACTAGAAAATACTTTAGAAAATATTTTAAAGATTGCAAAAGAATTAATGCTTAAAAATAGAATAGAAAAAATACCCCTGGTATCAGGAACAACTCTGCAGGGGTTGATTACTCTAAAAAATATTCGGCATTATGAAGATAATAAATCTAAGGCTTGTATTGATGTTAATGGTGCATTATGTGTTGGTGCCGCGATAGGTATCATTGGTGATTATCTAGAACGGCTAGATAAATTAATTCAAGCTAATGTAGATTTAATATGTATTGATGTAGCTAATGGTTTTAATGAAAATGTGTTTAATGCAATTCGTATTATTCGTTCCAAATATCAGCGAATAATTTTAATGGTAGGTAATGTTTGCAATTGGCACGGTTATGCTGCGCTTTCACAATTTGATGTTGATTGTATTCGTGTGGGTGTGGGTAATGGAAGTATTTGTACTACCCGTTTGGAAACTGGCATTGGAAAAGGACAATTTAGTGCTGTTGCTGAATGTTTTCAATATAAAGTAATTAATAATGTGCTGCCAAATATAATTTGTGATGGAGGTAGTTTAGGAAAGACAGGAAATAAAGTAAAAGCCTTGGCTTGTGGTTCTAGTGCAATTATGTTAGGTCGAACATTAGCATCTACAGAAGAAAGTCCGGGGCAAATTATATTTCGTAATGGGCGTCGTTTTAAATATATTAGGGGAATGGCTAGTACTATGGCAAATTTAAGTAAGCAAGAAAAAACAGAAAATAATTTAAATACATCATCAACGCAATTGGAGAATCTATCTGAGAATCTATCGGAGAATCCATCGGAGAATCCATCTAAGAAATTAAAAACTAATTTTACATCGGAAGGTGTTGATGGCGAACAAGAATTATCAGGTAGTGTTACAGATTTAATTTCGCAGATAAATGGTGGTATCAAATCTGGTATGAGTTATCTCGGATGTGAAAATATTATACAATTACATAATAAAAGTGCTAAAAATGAGATTAAATTTAATTTAGTATCTAGTATTGGTATGACAGAAACAGGTATCCGCGTTAAGACATTATAGATTTTTATAAATATTTACCGTATCCAGCAAATTGAACAATTGGGAGTAAAGATAATGGTATAAATACTATCCAAAAAAAAACTATTGACATTTTAGCAATATTTAATTGGATTTCGTTAGTTATACCAATACATGCAAGTTGCGCCGGTTCTGAATTAAATAAAACGTTAGTTATATAACCTCCGCCAATAAATATAAACAATATACATGTAATATATGCTAATAGCAAAAACCACACTAATATTTTCATTTTATTATTTCGTTAATATCTTTATCTCTTTTTATCTCTTTTTATCTCTTTTATTAATTTAATACAATATTTTATTTTACTAAATTATCTAACTAAATTATCTAACTAAATTATCTAACTATTTATTAGATTGTTCAAATTACAATAAAACATTATTATGAATCATCTATTAGCAATAGTATTAATATTGATATTATTAACTTTATTTTCTTGCTTAATAGCTGGTGATGTTTTTCTAAGTAAAATAGCATTTAGTGCTTCACCACTAATTTGTGATTCTTTTGATAATGCAACTACATTACCATCTGCAACTACATTACCATCTGCAACTACATTACCATCTGCAACTACATTACCATCTGCAACTACATTACCATCTGCAACTACATTACAATTAAAAAATAATCTTTTTACTGTTCCAAATGATACATGTATAAGTTTAAGTAGTACTGAAATTGGTTTTGCAAAATTTAGACTAGTTTTGTTTTGGATTATGTTTGCAGTATTAACAGTATTATTAGTTATTGCAATAATATTAATTGCTTCCGGACATATAATTGCTACTATTATTGTTGGAATATTAGGTGTTTCATTGTGGGTATTTATGCTTGTGGGAGGTATATATTTATCCAAATTTGCATTTGAATCTACCCAGAAAAATTGTAATAATCCTAGTAATATGTCAAATTATTGTTATAATCTTACTAAACCACAATTATTTTTTGCTAAATTAACTGCGGTGTTATGTTTTCCTATGACATTTGCAACAATAATTGTAATGGCTCTAGTTGTTATTAAATCAATATGATTATCTAATATATAATTATCTAATCAATAATTAAAATAATTATCTAATCTATAATTAAATAATAAATAATTAAAATAAATATCTAATCTATAATTAAATAATCAATAATTAAAATAAATAACTAAAAATGAATTTTAATTTCAAATTAAGTAATAAAAATATATTACTATTATGTGTATTTGTATTACTAGCAACATTTTTTGCTTGTATGATAACAGGTGATGTCTATTTAACTAAAATTGCATTTAATAGTTCTGCTATGGTATGTGAAAGTGATGTTGCTACATCAGCACCTACAGGTGGATTTAATAATTCTATACAAAATATATTAAATAGTCTTTTACCTAATGTATGCGTTAAGTTAAATAGTGCGGAAATTGGTTTTATTAAGTTTAGAGTAATATTATATTGGATAGTATTTGCATTATTAACAATAGCAATAAAATTTGTAATATTTATATTTTTTGTTGCACCCTATTTGGCTTTACTTATAGTAATTATAGGTTTACCGTTATGGATATTTATGTTAGTTGGTGGAATATATATAACATATTTTGCATTTTATTCTACTGAAAAACAATGCAATAATTCTAGTTATTATTGTTATAATTTATCAGATTCTGGAATATTATTCTCAAAAATAAGTGCAATACTTTGTTATTTTGTAACACTATTAACTACTTCATTTATGGGTTACTATCTTTATAAAGCAATTGATAAATAAAATAAAATACACATCAATTACTTATTAGCCAATGCACCAACAATAATCATAATTAATGAAATTATTATTGCACCTACTAGAAAATATCGCCAAATATATAGAAAATAATGCATATTTTTTTGTTTTTCAATTGCACACAGGCATTTTGTTTTATCTAAGTCTCCAATATATGTATATAGACACCATACATTAACAAATGATAATAATAGTAATACATTTTGTAATCCCATTACTATCATACTATTACGATATG